AGTAGTATGGGTAACGAGCTACCAATGTACAGAGCATTTGTTCCTACTGCACCAGAAGACTCTTTACCTGATTGGGAAGCACAGTTAGGTAAACCAGTTAGTCTTACTGTGGGTCAGAAAGAAAGTAAAGGAAGGCTGTTTGACAAGATAACAAATGTTTCTGCTATACCTTTAAAGTATCAAGATAAAGTACCCGAAGCTGTTACAACCGAGTTTTCTGCTGGTGGCTCTGAAGAACTTGACTCAGCTGCTATTAAAAACTTGAGGGGGTATCAGAAAACAGCCCACGAAAATCGTATCAGACAAAACACTACTCCTACTAAACAACCACAACCAGTGGTAGAAGAAGAAGTTTTTGATGATGCTGTTCCGTTCTAAGTGAAAGCCCTCATTGATGGTGACATCATAGCTTACAGGGTAGGCTTTGCTTGTCAGAAGAAGGATAAGGAAACAGGGTTGGTTACGGCTGACCCTAAACCTTATGCTCTCCATTCTACTAAGCTCTATGTCAATCAGATAATAGAGGACTGTGGCTGCAACAGCTACACTATATACCTCACACCTAAGACAACCTTCCGTAACAAAGTAAGAGATGACTACAAGGGCAATAGGAAAGATGTTGCCAAGCCAATTCATCTTGAGGCTATTCGTACCTACTTGATTAGTATTTACAAAGCTAAAGTGGTAGATAATATAGAAGCTGATGATGCGTTAGGTCTTAAACAAGACTCCGATACTATGATATGTAGTATAGATAAAGACTTGTTAATGTGTGAAGGCAACCACTACAACTTTGTAAAGAAGGAGTTTAAACAGGTAACCTCAGAAGAAGGCACAAGATTTTTTTATCAGCAAATGATAACTGGTGACAGTGCGGATAATATCTTAGGCATTAGAGGTCTTGGTAAAGTCAAGGCAAGCAAGCTATTAAAGGATACCGCAAGAAAAAATTGGGATAATATGTTGCTTGATTTGTACATACAAGAGTTTGGCTACGAGGAAGGTCGTAACAGATGTGTACAAAACAGTCAGCTATTATGGATACTACAAAAAAACAAACAGATGCCAATGGATTTTAGTTATGAACAAGTACAGAAGTAAGTATGAAGCTAACATAGCTAAAGATTTAAAAGCAAGAAGAATTAAATTTGAGTACGAAACTGTAAAGATACCCTATTATTTAAGTAAGAAAGGTAGATGTAAGTTTTGTTCATCTGGTGTAGTGTTTGTTCACAAAGTATATACACCTGACTTTATAATAGGTTCAATTATAGTAGAAGCAAAAGGTAGATTCACTTCAGTTGACAGAACCAAGATGGCTCAAGTGGTAAAAGAGAATCCAAGCCTTGACATTCGTATGTTGTTTATGCGTGACCAGTGGATTACCAAAAGAAAAAAGAAAAGATATTCTGATTGGTGTAACGACCATAATATTAAGTTTGCTTTTGGTACAGCACTACCTAAAGATTGGTTAAGGGAGTCAAGAAAATGAAAGATATAATGGATACACTTTTTTGTGTTTCTTGTGGTACTTGTAACCCTGAATACAAAATAATTAAAGATATGAAAGTTTGTAAAGGCTGTAGAAACTTTAGTGCTTTAGGTGCAGTCCTATCTGTCTATGAGATGATAGATATATTTAATGACTTACAAGTGCAAAGGGTTTTACCTGAAAACTTTTTTAGTGATAGGTTAAAACAGTCTTGTGATAATGAAGAAATTGATTTTGATGATGACTTATTATCAATAGAGCAAGCCATTTCAAGGGAAGATGCTATGAGAGATATGTTGTATATAGATGATATTTATGACAGTGATGAGGAGTATTGATTATGAAAATATGCGTAGTACCTGATACACAGGTTAAACCTGATGTAAAGATAGACCACTTGCTGTACGCAGGTAGGTACATAGCATCTAAGAAACCAGATGTCATTGTAATGATAGGTGATTGGTGGGATATGGAATCTCTCTGTTCATACGATAAAGGCAAAGCATCTTTTGAAGGTAGGAGATATAAGAAGGACATAGATGCAGGTAACCTAGCTATGGACTTGTTCTTACAACCTATCAAGGCAGAAAAAGAAAGGTTAAAGGTAAACAAGAAGAAGCAGTGGAAGCCTCGTATGGTATTTACTATTGGCAACCATGAGCAAAGAATTGAAAGAGCCATAGAAGATAACGCTATGCTAGAAGATACTATAGGATACCATGACCTTAACCTAGATGATTGGGAAGTGGCTGATTTCTTGCAGCCTGTTATAATAGAGGGTGTAGCCTTCAGTCACTACTTTACTACTGGTGTTATGGGTAGACCTGTGACTAGTGCTAGAGCTATGCTCACTAAGAAGATGATGAGTTGTGTGATGGGTCATGTACAAGATAGGGATATAGCTTATGGTAAACGAGCAGACAACGCTAGACTTACAGGATTGTTTGCTGGTATGTACACACAGCATGATGAGGCATACTTAGGCAATCAAGGTAATGGTAGTTGGAAAGGTATCTGGATGTTAAACGAAGTAGAAAGTGGTAGCTTTGATGAGTTACCTGTATCACTAAACTATTTGAGAGGTAAATATGGAAATTGATTATAGCAAACTTAATAGAACCGAAAGGGTAATTAAATATCTACAAGAGAATGGAAGTATAGAGCCTATACAAGCATGGAAAGATTTAGGTATATACAGACTAAGTGCTTGTATTTTAGAACTAAGAAAAAGTGGTTGCAATATAATTACAAAAAGAAAAAACAGTTTAAATAGGTTTGGAGAGTCTTGTAAATTTGCTTGTTATGTTTTAAAACCTAACGAGGTAAATTAAGATGAATAAAATAGTAAAGGGTGTAAGCAACTTTCAGTGGGGTGGTGACCATTACAGAAAACTACCTATCCAAGTATGGGATTTTATTGCTGCTAACAAACTAGATTATTTTCAAGGTAATGTAGTTAAGTATGTATCCAGATACAAAGATAAAAATGGCTTAGAAGATTTAAAGAAAGCTAGACATTACATAGATAAAATTATTGAGAATGATTACACGAGGACTGTGCCATGCCCACCACAAAAGGAAGCTGGTCAAGAGTAAAAGATAAGAAACGATTTGACAATAACTACGATAAAATATTTGGAGTAAAAGATGAACCAGTACCAACAGTACATAGCCCTCAGCAGATACGCAAGATGGATACCAGAACTAAACAGAAGGGAAACTTGGAAAGAAACAGTTGATAGATACATGACTAATGTTGTATCTGATAAAGTAAGTAAAGATACTTATAAGCAATTAGAAGATGCAATCTACAATCTAAATGTCATGCCTAGCATGAGAGCAATGATGACTGCTGGAAAAGCCCTTGATCGTGATAATACTTGCGGATATAATTGTGCTTACCTAGCAGTAGATGACCCTAAGTGCTTTGATGAGGCTGCTTTTATTTTATTATGTGGTACAGGTGTAGGTTTCAGTGTTGAGCGTCAGTACATTAGTAAGCTACCAGAAGTACCTGATGAGCTATATAAGAGCGATACTACCATAGTGGTTAGTGATAGTAAGGAAGGGTGGGCTAAAGCCCTTAGACAGCTAATCTCGCTGTTGTATGCAGGTGAAATACCAAAATGGGATACACACAAGGTACGACCAGCTGGTGCTAAGTTAAAAACATTTGGTGGTAGAGCATCTGGTGCTGAACCCTTAGAGGATTTGTTTAGGTTTACTTGTGAAACATTTGTAGCAGCAAAAGGTAAGAAGCTATCTAGTATTCAATCTCATGACTTGATGTGTAAGATTGGAGAGGTGGTAGTAGTAGGTGGTGTTAGAAGGTCAGCTATGATCTCCTTGTCTAACCTATCTGATGATCGTATGCGTCATGCTAAATCAGGCGATTGGTTTGTCTTAGACCCACAACGAGGATTAGCTAATAACTCAGTGTCGTATACAGAGAGACCTGACATGGAAACATTCATGCGTGAATGGCTTGCACTAGTTGAGTCTAAGTCTGGTGAGCGTGGTATCTTCTCTCGTGTTGCTGCTAAAAAGCAAGTAGCTAAAAATGGTAGACGTGACCCTGACCATGAGTGGGGTACGAATCCTTGCTCTGAGATTCTGTTGCGACCAAACGAGTTTTGCAATTTAACAGAGGTTGTAGTTAGAAATGATGATGACATTGATACCTTAACTAACAAGACAAGATTAGCAACTATTTTAGGTACTATTCAGGCTACTTATACTAAGTTCCCTTACCTAAGAAAGATCTGGCAACGAAACACTGAAGAAGAAAGATTGCTTGGTGTTAGTATGACAGGGATAATGGATAACAAGTTAGTATCTACAGGTAAAGATGCTAAAGAAATATTGGA